GTGAATCCATTTCGGATGCGGGAAGGCGTCGATATTCGGACTGTCGATATACAGTTCCGGAAGATACAGCACGTTGCCATCCGCATCCTCTCCTGTTGGCATGATGCGCGTGACGGCATCAGTCATATCCACATCAATGGAAATGCCGGTGAGGTTTTTCTTTTCACGGATCTCAACATTACTGTCTGTACCCACGCGACTTACAAGGAAAACATCAAACCAGTCTCGTGCAAGTTCTGCCTTGTACATGGCAGTCACACCCTTATCTCCCAGCAATGCCTCAACCGGATTGATGTTCTCAAAGCTAATATCTGTCGCAGTGCTTTCCAGATCAGAATAGAATGTAAAACCATGCGCCGATAGACAGCTGTCTGAAATGCTCTTCACCACAGAAGCTCCAACCGCATCAGAAGCAGGCTTGATCTGCTTGATCATGTTGTCAAGCAAATCATAAAAGATATGGCGAGCATACACAGTGACTTTATTGAGTTCTGGTACTACACGATAAATACGGAAAGGCTGATCTCTAAGCTGGCGTGCTTCCACCACATCATTCTGAAACCCCACATGAGTGGTCGTGCTCTGCTTTTCTGTTCGTACATAGGTCAGATACTCCGAGGACATGTAACCATGCTTTCCATCTGGGCATGTTACCTCAAACCAGGAAGATGTGGTTTTCTCGATTACGATGATCTCGGTGCCCTTTTTGTACTTACCCAGAATCGTATAGTTTGTTCCGGTACCCGAACGCAGTCGAAGCGGATCGCTGCTGGTGCTGACTTTGTATATTTCAACATCATATGTATTGGTCTGGTACTTCTGGGTAACCAATCCAATCTGCGGAGTCATCGCTGCAGGTACAGGTACACGCAGAATCCCACCGTCAGTGAGCTTCTGCCACTTCCCATGTTCATCAATTGGGTGTACAAGGGTCACTTCCCATTCACCATTCAGCGTTTCTGTCACAGTACAGGATGAGGGACTAACCATACCCAAGCCATTATTGGAAAAGTCTCTGCAATCAGCAGGATATACGCAAATCAATGGAGTTTCACCTCTTTCAGGGCATAAGAAAAGCACCCTACTCCGCAGAGTAGGATGCTGTTGGTCACACTATACAGTTAGTCGGTCAGACGCGGCTTGATCGACGATCCTCAGATCGCAGCAATGTAGCGAGCATAATCGGACTCAGGGATCTTAAGCGCCTTCATTGCATCATGAACCGAAACATTGAAGCTTTCCATGATTCCAATGATAGCTTCAACTCTGGTCATAAAAGCCGCATCATTACGGATTTCTTCCATTGCTCTGCACATAACCGCCACTCCTTCCTCGTTCTCCTTGAAATATCTGACTCTATCAGCCAGAATACTGTAGTGCATATCTTCGGCTTCGACACACCACATATCGTGCATCAGTTTGCCCAACTCCGTTTCATCCTTTATCTGAGCATTTACATACAGGATATGCTGCCCGTCATCAAAGGATTTCCCGGTTTCCAGTACTATTCTTTCAGCATGATAAATCGGGAGTCCTTCACCAATCACATCATTTTCAGTAATAAAGATAATGTAACATTCATTGAGCGCCTGATACTCTTCGCCTGGCTCGGTAATATTGGCGTCGATGAGCGCTGCATTGTAACGAGCACGTTTTGCTACTGCGCCACGATCACTACGCTGCACCTCAATATCGTACACCTTGCCCGTACTGTCCGTTGCAAAGACATCCAATCGCGCCGACCTTCCCTGAAGGTTCTTGAGGCTGAACTGACCGTGCACTTCATTGACAATCAGATCATTCTTCTTCAAGATGATGCGAAGGAGCAGTTCTGCGCAAGCCTTGTCTTCAAACACCTTCGCCATGAAGTCATCGTCTAGCAGACGCAATCCTCTGAGCCGCTGCAAATACTCTTCTTGGCGCTGAGCAAAACCTCTTTCATCCATCGCGATCACCTTCTTCCTCGCCTTTATCTTACCACATAAGCCCTCATTTATCAAGAAGTGCAAGACCAATTACAAATGACGCCAATTGGGTTGAATGCTCAGGTGTGTCACATTGCCTGACCAGGAAATCATGCTCTCACCAGGCGGAATGATTGGGAAATCACCACTCATACAGTTGTTCATGGATGCTGCACCCGAATATGCTTCCTGCAAAGGAGAATCAATGGTGATCTCACCATCAATACCCGATAATTCTATGATCGTCATGTCCACAAACAGTGTAATTTCGCCAGTTCCAGTCACAGTGATCACAGGCTCAGATGGTACATTGCCTGGATTTATCATTGTCACATAGCCGCTGGTACTTCCACTGGCAGCTTGGATATTCTTTACAGGTACATCCGCTTCATACCAGAATGGCTTGCAGCGGAAATTTACCGTGAATAGCTTATGTGGATTGCCGCGAAGTATCTTTTCAAACGGGATCTGATTCGTTACTCTAGCATAATAAAATCCGCCCTCTCGATTAGCGAAGGCGACCGTTCCAGAACCTCGCAGCCACCCAGCGATCTCAGGAATCCTAGATGAATCAGAGATTACGCAAGTAACTGTAAGTACCATATCTTCATATACATACTCACCTTCAAGAGTGGTCAGCGAACCACTCCGTCCAGGAACATTAGTAAAGGTAACCCGCTCTTGAGGAACAGTAAGCGGCGGTTGCTCGGTTACATAGATCCCAAACTCGGTACACTTTACCCCATTCCATTCAAACCAATTATTCACGCGAATCTCAGCCCCTTTCCGCGTTGCTGGCGCCTTGTGAGCGTCGCAATCTCAACAGCCAAAGAGCGAATGTCCTGCTCGTCACGGATCACCATCTGCGCAACCTGAATTGTTGAAGTCACATTATTGTTATAGGTACGGCGGTTGTCGCTACTGGAATAAGCAATAGCTCCATCTCTTGCTTCCCCTGTAAGATATCTGGAAGCATTACGGATCACACGAGCCTGTTCCTTCGTTTCCTTCAATACGCCTACGCCAAAGCCACGCATCGTCTGTACACCGACCTCATCCTCAAAGACCTCGGAAGGGCTATGGATTTTGAGTTCAGACTTTGCAGCATTGACAGCAGCACGAGCAGCAGAACGCATAGCGGAAATAACGCCACTCTTACCTGCATTGATACCAGCTTTTAAGCCTTCCATAGCATTAACACCAGCCGAACGAAGCGTTGTACTGGTTAAGCTGCTATTCACCGCAGATCGTACATTGGAAGCAACCGTTGTGCCAGTGCTAGTCATACTATAGGAAGTCATCGCTTGAGCAAGCCCAGTTACAGCCGCTGTTCCAATAGGACTTAGGGTTGAGGTTGTCAATGCTGTATTCAGCGCAGTATCAATTGCTGTGGCTACTGAACTCGCATCAGCATTATAGTCAAAGCTAGTCATACCAACGCCAACACCAGCTGCCACGTTCTCTCCCGCAGGCTTTACGCGGGTGCTTGGTGACTGAATTCCAAACGCAAGATTCAGAGCCGCTTCCAGGTTAGAAGCTACCGTTTCAGCATCTGTATCCCATCCACCCTGAGTCATACCGGCTGCTACACCTTCAAGGATATGAGTGCCCGTTTCGGTAGTATCAAGTCCTTGGAGGAACGTAAGGATGTTCTGCAAATTTTGAACGTCCTGCGTGGACACTTCCTTGCCTTGCTGAATGGCGGAGACTACTTCTCCCACATAAGCAGAAAGCTCAGCAATCGTTTCGGCAGAAAAATCATTCTTCATGCTCTGATCAAGCACGCCATGATCAGTACTTTCACCACGCAAAGCTGCCCAGAACTTCTGCCAAGGATTATAGTCAAGCGTTTGGCTGTACGAATTGATCCTGCTAACCGCAGAGCTGATCAGATCCATTGTGGTCTGAGGCATCACACCGGCCCACATGCCTGCCATCGTAACACCGAGTTGACCCACTTCATCCACGAGCGGCGAAATGGCTTCAATGGCCTCCTGGGTTCCGGTAACTTCAGGCGCAATCAGCACATGAAGCGTACCATCTTCCCCAAGAACAGCCACCTTATCAGCTGTTAAGAGTTCCGAAGGTACCGCCTCCACAGGAATCTGTACACCATTCTGCCAGAACTGCGTCTGCGGGTCGTTTAGTGAATCTGAAGGATTCTCATAGACGTCGCCCAGCTTTACAATACCCTGAACTTTGACCGGATTCGCAGCAATGAAGCGCCTATAGGCCAGAAGATCGTAACCGTAGATTCCAACCGACATGGTCAGATTGGGCTTTACAGCGTTTGTATCATCATATTTGGAAATATAAGCCGTGAAGTTTTGGAGAAGCTGGGACTTGTCACAGTTGGTTGCTTCAGCAAAAGCATCGACAATAGCCTCAATCTGGTCGGGAGAAAGCGCGGAAACATCCACGTTTTCAGCCTCCAGATACTTAGCAACCATAGCTGTCACATTGTCTGGAGTCAGCTGTGAAGTCAAGGCTCCGCCCGTAACTTCTTCATATGCCATCACGAACGCTGTAACATCCTCTGGCTTCAGCTGCGTTGTGTCTACTCCTTCTTTTTCCAGATACTGATACACATAAGCTACGATTTCACTTGGCTTAAGCGTCGAAATGTCAGCACCTTCTGCCAGTTCATCATAAGCGCTGACCATTGCAGTGATGTTTGTGGGATTCAGACTTGTAACAGATGCGCCTGTCGTAGCTTCCGCGTAGGCATTGACGTAACCGATCAAGCCTTCCGGTGTCAGTTCTGAGGTAGAAGCGCCCTCTGCCACTTCAGTATACTTGGAAATAAATGCTTCAACTGTAGGCTGGAGCTTTTCTGCTTCTTCTGCTTCCTGATACCCAGAGACAATCGCCTCAGTAGTGATCGCACCCGGATTGGCAGCAAACTCATTCCAGCGTGACTGAGCACCTGTCATATCCAGATCAGTTGCTATTGTCAGCAGTTCCTCTGGCAGCGCTTCACCAAACATAGTTTTAAGGCTAGGCAGTTCAATCTCTCTATTATTGAGAAATGTCTGGATAGAAGCAATCTGCTCAAGCGCTGTAGAGAAGTCAATCTCAGGAAATAGCCCCTGTACTTCAGTCTCGGACATACCGCTATCCAGAAGAGACTGGATCTGCGTCAGCATGGCGATATACTCAGTGATAGCTCCTTCATCCATGCTTGCAGTCAGTTGATTCAGGTCTTCCAGAAGCTGCGGCTTCTCGGTTTCGTTCGCCGCGCTGTATTCGCGCAGCTTCTGCGTCAGCAGGTCCACATCTGTTGCAGCCTGCTGGATATCTTCCTGCTCCCATACGGGCATGACGACATCGGCCAGAAGCGCAGCATACTCTAACGCTGCGTTTCGGCGATCCTCGTTGTACTTCGCATTCAGAACATCCAAAGCAGCCTGACGCTCTGCAGCATTGTCAATCAGCTGGATGAGCGCAAATTCCTTATCGTACTGCTCATCAATCTCTGCGTTTACGGCAGCAAGTCCCTCGGCAGCAGCTATCATTGCATTTTCATATATGGAAGCGTCTGCGTCCTCCTTGCCACGAGCCTGCGCACGAGCAACTTCAGCTTCAACCTTCTGCCTAATCGTATCGAAGCCGTCCACATCAGCCGGAGACAGCTTGTACTTAATTTCAATAGCCTCGCGTGTATCGATCAGTTCCTGCAGGCGGATCTGGTCACTTTCCGAGAAGTATCCGTTCTGACGCTTTTTAAGCAGACGTTCAATTTCCGCATCCATAGCATCCAACGATGCAATATCCGCTGCCAGCTGATCGGACACACCGGTATAACCGGCTTCATCCGCTGCAGCCTTCATCTCCGACAGTTCTTCACGGGTAGATGCTGTCAGCGCCATAAAGGAAGAAGTCCATTCGCTGACGATTGCATCCGTTTCTTTCTGGCCGTCTGTCCACACTTTAATGAGGCCATCCAACCATTCGTGGGCAGTCTGCTCATTGCGTTCAAAATCAGCTTCGGACATCCCGAAGAAGCCAAGGCCATCGTTGCGTCCATAGAAGGTATCCGCTGCGGTTTCTTTCCAGCTTTCAGCCGTTTCCTGCATACCCTTCAAGGCTTCGCGGGCTTTCCTGGCTCCCGACACATAATCTGCAAGGGCGATCGTTCCGGCAGTCACAGCGGCGGCAACAGCCATCCAGACAGCAGGTGACTTGCTCAAAACAGAAATAAACCCTTTCCATCCGCCGCCTGCGACGCCGACAGCTGTAGAGAACTTACCGATTGCCGTGGCTATCGTACCGACGCCTTTGGTGATCTTACCGAAAGCCAGCAGAGCAGGACCCGCAGAAGCAGCAATTGCAGCAAAGCGAATGATCTGCATGCGTTCAGCCTCATCCAGTTCCATGAACCGATCCAGCAGATCATCTGCGCCGTCGATCAGGTTATGGATGGTGGGATTCAGGTCATCGCCGATCTGCTGTCCAAACAGAACAGCCTTGTTTTTGAGGTTTACTAGCTTGCTTTCCGTCGTAGCATAACGCTTTCCGGCTTCCGTAACAAGCGCGGTATTCTCTTCCCACGCTTCGTTGGCAGTCTGCTGGGTTTTGGTGAACAGTTCGTTAGCGTTGGTCGCACGGAGTAATGTATCGCGCAGTCGCACTTCCACGATACCGATCTCATTCAAGGTAGCAATGGCGCCCATGCCTTCTTCGTCCATCCGGGCAAGTCCCTCGATAAATGCCTGGAAAGCACCTGCGGGATCTGCGTCCCACATAGCCTTGAACTGCTTGGC